AAGATATAGCAACTGCATCTTGGATATCCCCTATTGGGGCTAAACCTGCTTTAACTGCAGAACAAGAATCTCAAAATGTAGCAAATACTCATTCATGGATATATATTTGGAATGAAGAAAACCAATCTTGGGATTTGAATAACTATAGATAATTTAATATTTATTGATATAAGTGGTGGTGTGAAAAAGATATATTTTTTATCGGGTTTTCCAAGAGCAGGAAATACAATTTTATCTACAATTTTGAATCAAAATAAAGATATAGCTGTATCAGGACATTCAATGTTACCTGATTGTTTTTTTAATTTAGAAATTTTAAAAAACAAATCAACTTATCACAATTTTAAAAATGAAGAATCTTTTGAAAATGTTAAAAAAAATTTAGTCAATAATTTTTATCAACATTGGAAACAAAAATATATCATAGACCGAGCTGAATGGGGGACACCTTTTAACTATGAAATAATGAAAAAATATTGTCCTAATGAATTTAAAATAATTTTTTTATTGAGAAAACCAACTGATGTTATTAAATCTTTTTTAAAATTATGTAATGATTTCCCTAATTTTTACATTAACTCTCAATATAATAACTTAGATAAAAGCACTTTATTTAAATCGGAACAAGAAGAAAAGATTGATATTATAACTGGTAAAGATACTTTTTTTGATTGGTCTTGTTATACTTATAAAAATTTAATAGATAAACAAAATGTTTTATTTATTAAATATGAGGATTTGACGGAATCACCAGAAAATTGTTTAAATTTAATTTATGAATTTTTAAACATACCAAAGTTCAATCATACATTTAAAATAGATAAATTATTTGAAATTAACAATATTAAGTATGATGATAGTTTTTTTGGAGCACCACTACATAAAATACGTTTAGGAAAAATTACCAAGAACAATTATGCAGAAATTAAAATTCCTAAGTATGTAGAAGAAAAATATAAAAATTTAATAAAAGAATATTCATAATGCTAGAAAAATTAATTTACACTTTCAATATAAAAGATGCTTTAGAAAATATAAAAAAACCTTTGATACAAGAATGTTTAAATCAAAGAATAAATTTAAATGAAAAAATTTCTTACAATTTTGAATTACATTCAAAATATACGAACTATCTGTATAATATATTTTATAATATATCAAAGATTAATTTAAATACTTTTTCTTTGAAAGATGTAAATTTTAAAATGTGGGCTTATGTTACTGACAAAGAGTATAACAAAAGTCAGTGGCACAACCATAAATTAACTGCAAGTATTAATTGTGTTTTATATTTAAAAACTCAAAAAAAAGGAATAACTTTTCAATACCAAAATCAAAAAAAACATTTGGTACCTAAAGATAATGACATGTTAATTTTCCCATCTTTTTTAGATCATTTACCAGATGTTTCAAAAACAAAACCAAGAATTGCATTAAATTTAGAATTAAGATGTAATGAATCAGTAGAAAGTATTTTTAAATTATGAATTTTAATTATCTTGGTAAAAAAGATGTATCGACCATAGCAAATAAAGTTAAAAAAATTACTGAATGGGATCGGTATACTTTTAGACAAAAAACATATGAAGTTCATCAATACACTAAAACAATACCACTTATTTTTGATGAAGATTTTAAACATAATAATCCAACTTATCATTCAACTTATAAAGACTATGAAAAAGATATAAAAAAATTCGAAAGATTTTTTACAAAAAAATTAGGTGAAGGATATATTATAAGAGCAATACTAGTTAATTTATTAGCTAAAAAAAATATACCAGAACATATTGATAAAGGGTTTTCATTAGATATGTGTAAAAGAATTCATATTCCAATCATTACTAATAATAAAGTATTTTTTGATGTTGGAGGAGAAAAAATTAATTTAAAAAAAGGAGAAATGTGGGAAATTAATAATTCTCAAAAAACACATTCTGTTGAAAATAAAAGTAAATCTGATAGAGTGCATTTAATAATTGATTGGGTAATTAAATGAAAAAACAAATTTTATCAGAACAGGCTTTATACAGTGGAAATGTTTTAATGCCAAAAGGTTTCGAAATTGATCGTGAAAAATTGTCAGACAACATTTTAAAATCAACTTTAACAAATTCAGAAACTTCATTTTCAAAAACTTTAGGAATATTAAATACTTATTTGCGTGAACATCTTACTGTTGAATATGGATTTAAATTAATAAATAAAGGCACTTGGGGTAACGCATACAAACCTAACCAACAAACAATTCCTTTATTAAATGTTGATCCAATTGATTTAAGAAACTCTCCCGATTTCACTCTTCTTTATGGTGTAAAAACAGATAACTGTTTCGTAAGAGTATACTATGATGATAATAGAAGGAAAGGTAGAAGTTGGGATATAGAATTAAAAGACAACATGTTTATAATGTTCCCATCAACGAATATGTATTATATCAATAATAAACAAAAAAATTCTTTAAATATTGTGCAAACTATAACTTATGAATATATCTAATTACTATTGGTACTTTAAATCTGCAATACCACCAAGATTATGTGATGACATAATTCAATACGGTTTATCTAAATCAGAGGTTTTAGCTAAAGTAGGAGCTTTTAAAAATAAAAAATTAAATAAAGATGAAATTAAAGATTTAAAAAGAAAAAGAAATTCTAACATTGTTTGGATGAATGATAATTGGATATATAAGGAATTGCATCCATATATACATCAAGCTAACAAAAATGCAGGTTGGAATTATGATTGGGATTGGTCAGAGTCTTGTCAATTTACAAAATATAAGTTAAATCAATATTACGATTGGCATTGTGACAGCTGGGATAAGCCTTATGAAGAAGAAGGGCCTACAAAAGGTAAAGTAAGAAAATTGTCTATGACATGTCAATTAACAGATGGTTCTGAATATGAAGGTGGTGAATTAGAATTTGATTTTAGAAATTATGATCCTCATATGAGAGATGAGTCAATACACAAAGTACAATGTAAAGAAATATTACCTAAAGGTTCTATCATTGTATTTCCTTCATTTGTATGGCATAGAGTAAAACCTGTAACGAAAGGAGTAAGATATTCATTGGTTATGTGGAACCTTGGATATCCATTTAAATAATATGAGAATTGAAAGTTATTTTAAAACCCCAATATGGTCTGAAGAAAAACCAGAATTTGTTAAATCACTTAATAAAGCTTCTAATCAATATATTAAAGACGCTAAAAAAAGAGATAAGGAATATATTAAAAAACATGGTGATTTTGGGAAGAGTTTTCATTCTACCCCTTTGTTAAGAGATAATAATTTTTTAGATTTTAGAAATTATATAGGACAAAAGTCTTGGGAATTTCTTGATTGGCAAGGTTTTGATATGCAACAGTACACCACTATATTCAGTGAATTATGGGTACAAGAGTTTGCTAAAAAAGGTGGAGGTCATCATTCAGCTCACATTCATTGGAACCAACATGTATCAGGTTTTTATTTTTTAAAATGTTCTGATAAAACTTCTTTTCCAATATTTCATGAACCTAAAACTGGTGCACGTGCTACAAAATTAAAAATGAAACCTGGTAATGGTGTATTTCATGGAAGCGAATTAATACACTTTAAACCAAAGCCTGGAACATTAATTATATTTCCTGGATACTTAGAACATGAATATGCAGTCGATCACGGTATAGAACCATTTAGATTTATACATTGGAATATTCAAGCGGTGCCAAAAGAGATGGCTAAAGATGTTTAAAAAAAACTTTTTAGATATAACTATAGATTTTAATTATCTATCAACTTTTCTATCTAACAATAACGTTTTTTCTTTTGTTTCAAGTAAATGGATAGGAGATCATATTTTAGATTCTTGTTTTCAAATTAGAGGGGTTCAACATACTGTTCAATTTAAATCTTTGTTTGAAGATCTTAATAATAAGTTAAATAAAAAAAATAAACCATCTAATTTAGATATATTTTATTCTTACGTTCCAGGAGCTCATTCAAATACACACGCTGATCTTTATGATGTTTTTCTTATAAATGCTTTTGGTAAAGTGATGTACAAAGTAAAAGATAAAGAATACATATTAGAAAAAGGAGATCTTTTAAATATAGAAAAAAATACTATTCATACTGGAATTGGATTAGGTCCAAGAATAACTTTTTCTTATGAATTAACTGATTAATATGTCATTTAAAAAAAACAAATACACAGTTATCCGTCAAGCAATCTCAAAAGATTTAGCTACGTTTGTTGCAAATTATTTTAATATGAAAAAACAAGTTTATGATACTTGTATGAAAAATAGATATATATCGCCTTACGAAACTTTATTGGGATATTATGAAAAAGAAAATGAACAAATACCAAATACTTATTCTTGTTATTCTGATTTAGCCATGGAAACTTTAATGCTTAAATGTCAGCCTATTATGGAAAAAACAACAGGGTTAAAATTATATCCCGCATACACCTACGCAAGAATCTACAAAAAAGGTGATGAACTAAAAAGACACAAAGACAGATTTAGTTGTGAAATATCTACTACTATGAATTTAGGTGGTGACGATTGGGCTATTTATTTAAGTCCTAATGAAAATGTAGGTATACCTGATGGTAAAAAAATTACTACTGAAAGCAAAGCTAAGGGTCTTAAAGTAGATTTAAAACCAGGAGATATGTTGGTATACTCTGGTTGTGAATTAGAACATTGGAGAAAACCATTTAAAGGTGAAGAATGTATACAAGTATTTTTACACTACAACAATTCCGAAACACCAGGATCTAAAGAGAACATGTTTGACAAACGTCCTCACCTAGGTCTTCCCTCTTGGTTTAAAAAGTAGTATTTTATAATGGATGCAGTGAACCACCACACACCACTCACTGCATCCTTTATAAGGTACATTGATTATGCTATAATTCCTTATGCCATTAACAAATGTACAAATAAGACCTGGATTTAATAAACAAGTAACAGCTACAGGAGCTGAAGGTCAATGGACTGACGGTGACTTTGTTAGGTTTAGATACGGATTACCTGAAAAAATAGGTGGTTGGGAACAAATAACTAATAAAACTTTAGTTGGTGCTGTTAGAGAACAATTAGTTTGGGCTGATTTAGATGGTAGATCATACGCAGCTTTAGGATCAAATAAAGCTTTGTTTATATATTATTCAGGAGCATTTTTTGACATCACTCCATTAAATTCCGCTATAACTGGTTGTACTTTTGATACTACAGATACTTCAGCAACAGTCACTGTAAATAAAATAGCTCATGGACTATCTGTTGGTGATTTATTTACATTTACTTCTGTAACACCTCCTTCTGGTGCTGGTTATGTAAGTGCAGATTTTGAAACAAATACATTTGAGGTTATAACTGTACCCACTAATGACACTTTTACAGTTACAATGGCTGCAAATGCTACTGCAACCACTTCAGCAAGTGGTGCTGCAACAATAAATCCTTATATTAAAGTAGGCCCATTAAATCAAACTGGAGGTTACGGTTGGGGCACATCCTCATTTGGAGGAGCGTCAGGAATTTTAGGTGTCTTAAATGGAGCCCTGCTTGATGACACAAACGGCACTGGAGGAACAGGAAGTTCTATAACACTTGCATCTACAACAGGCTTTCCAACTTCAGGAACTATTAAAGTTGGTGCTGAGTTTATTTCGTACACAGGATTATCAGGAAACGATTTGACAGGTATTACAAGAGATGTAGCTGGAACACGTTCGGCTCATGCTGATGGTTCTTCAGTAGAAGTTTATACTGCATGGGGAACAAGTTCTTTAACAACTTCTGTAGTTTTAGACCCCGCTTCATGGTCGTTAGATAATTTTGGTCAAAAACTTATTGCTACAATTAAAAATGGTAAAACTTTCGAATGGAATCCAATAAATGCAAATCCTTCAGCCTTTACAACAAGAGCAACTGTTGTAAGTGGAGCACCTACAAAATCTGTAATGTCTATAGTTTCAGAAAGAGACAGACATTTAATTATTTTAGGTACTGAAACAACTATAGGAGATGCTACTACACAAGACAAAATGTTTATAAGATTTTCAGATCAAGAAAGTATATCCGATTATACACCTACTTCTATTAATACAGCTGGTACATTTAGATTAGACTCTGGTGTTAAAATTGTAGGTGCAGCAAAAGCAAAAGATTATATCTTAATCCTCACTGATACATCCGCTTATGTAATGCAGTTTGTAGGACCACCATTTACATTTTCTATTAGGCAAGTTGGAAGTAACTGTGGTCTAATAGGACAACACGCTTTAAA